TGTTGTTTGATGTGGGTGATGCTGGCATAGACCTTGGCGGCACTTATACCTTTGCAACGGGCATTGATGCGGGAAGCGTTAAACGTCAACAACTTAAACGTCACATAAAATCCATCATTACTCAGCCGCTTGATTTAGTCGATAGCCGATCCGTATCAATTGATAATTGGTCAGATTGGGACGGAACTAATACCGCTAACGGAGATTGCAAAGTTTACGTTAGGCACACAGAAGATAACCCAGCTTCAAACCCAACATGGTCAGCGTGGGAGTTGTTAAACGTGAACGAATACAACAAACGGGCCTTTCAATTTAAAGCAGTGTTGAGCGTAAATGACTCATCTTACAATATCGAAATAGAAGAACTTTCTATCACAGCACAGGAAATAGCATAATGAGTAACGCAGACTACGTTTTAGGCAATCAATCTGGCGCTTCTTTTCGTGCCGAATTAAACACCATTTTAGAAGCAGTGGTTAGCAACAATAGTTCATCATCTGAGCCAAGTGTAATGTTTGCTTATATGTGGTGGGCAGATACTACGGCTGGATTGCTAAAACAAAGAAACTCAGCTAATAACGCGTGGATTTCTCATGGAGTGCTTGCTACTGCCAACTTAGGTCATGCTGTACTAGCAGATGCCCAGACCTTTACAGGCGCACAGAGGGGCGAAATAACGGCCCTAACAGATGCCTCAAGCATTGCCACCAACCTAGCTTTAAGCAACAATTTCAGCCTACAACTATCTGGTAACAGAACGCTAGCCAACCCGACTAACATTGTGGCGGGGCAAAGTGGCTCAATCTTTATTACACAGGACGGAACAGGATCACGAACATTAGCCTATGGTAGTTACTTTAAGTTTGTAGCTGGCACTGCACCCACACTATCCACAGCAGCTTCTTCTGTTGACAGGATAGATTATGTTGTAGCTAGTGCAACCAAAATTCATGCAGTGGCTTCATTGGACGTAAAATAATGAGTGTCTTAAACGAGAATCAATTATTAGGTGCTAGTGGTGCTGGCGGTGATTATGAGATTGAGCAGAGTCTTAGGTTTGATGATGGGCGTGATACTTATTTGTCACGCACACCTAGTGTCGCTGGTAATCGTAAGACTTGGACTTTTAGTGCTTGGGTTAAACGCACAAATCTTAGTTTATCGGGTGCAGCTATTTTTTCAGCAGGAGTGTCAACTGGCGCAAGAGGGATAATAGATTTTAATAACACAGATACTTTGCGATTTGGTTTTAACAACGGGTCAACATGGTATATAGCTGAAACTACAGCCAAATTCAGAGACACCTCTGCTTGGTATCATGTTCTTGTAAAGTGCGATCTAGCAAATACTACAGCGGTAATATATGTAAATAATGTTGCTCAATCTACAAACTCAGTATCATGGCCTAATGCTGATAATGTTTTTAACAATAATGTATTTCATGCTGTAGGCAAAACTTTTGTAAATGGTAACCTTTTTGACGGATACCTAGCAGAAGTCAACTTCATAGACGGGCAAGCCTTAACACCTGATTCATTCGGTGAGACAGGGACATATAATGAGTGGAAGCCAATTGAGTACGCTGGCACATACGGAACCAATGGGTTTTACCTACCCTTTGAGCAGGACTATTCCGTAGAAGGTTTTTCTACAGTGACCTATGAGGGCAATGGAGCTACTAGTCATTACATAGGTGGCGTAGGTTTTTCACCCGATCTAGTGTGGACAAAAGAACGCTCAAATACATCATCGCATCGTTTGGCTGATTCTATACGAGGAACAGGTGTTTATTTGGAATCCGACAACACAGGTGCTGACAAGGCTTCAACAACATCCATTACGTCTTTTAATTCTGATGGTTTTACTGTGGGTACTAATACACACCACAATGCTAGCACAGACGACTATGTAGCATGGAACTGGGACATGGGAGGCACAACAGCCTCTAACACTAGTGGCTCAATTACAAGTTCGGTTAGGGCTAATACTGCCTATGGGCAATCTATAGTCTCCTATTCTGGCACAGGTTCAGCCGCCACAGTCGGGCATGGTCTGGCATCCGCGCCCACAATGATAATAGTTAAGAATAGAAGCGTAGTAAATCCTTGGTGGGTTTACACTGCAACATTAGGGGCTGGGAAGCAATTAAGGTTAAACGATACACATGCAGAAGGTAGTGATGGTGGGGTAATTTGGAATAATACAGCGCCTACCAACAGCGTTTTCTCAGTAAATTCAAATACAGGCTCTAACGGATCGGGAAATTCTTTAATCGCATATTGTTTCCATGATGTGGCAAATTACAGCAAGTTTGGTTCATACAGTGGAAATGGCAGCACCACAGGCCCAGTAGTCACGCTAGGATTTTCTCCAGCATTCGTAATGATTAAACGGACTGATGCGGCTGGTAATTCTTGGAGAATGTTTGATAATACTCGTAATCCAACTAACCCAGTTGATAAAATTATTTATGCAAATTTAAGCAATGCTGAAACCACTCAAGATAACCTTGAATTTGTTTCAGATGGATTAAATATTATTGGTACTAGTACAGATGTTAATGCCTCTGGCGGCACTTACATCTACGCAGCATTTGCAGACACCCGTGAATACGCATACTGGTACGATCAATCTGGCAACAACAACGATTGGACTAGCGAAGGTGGCTTGACTGAATCTGATGTGATGTTGGATAGTCCTACGAATAACTTTGCTACGTTTAATCCACTAAGCGGCTCTACAGGTTTAACTTTATCGGAAGGTAATACAGAACTTACTTCAAGTGGCTCCAGCACTCCATGGAGACACAAGGCATCTAGCTTTATGGTGTCTGAGGGTAAATGGTATTACGAGTCAGTATTTAAAAATTCTGCATCTTCTATGGTTGGGATAACCAACGCTGATAGCTCCACAGCAGTTTTGGATAATGATGTTGACGAAAACGTAAGCTACAGAAACAATGGTGCTTCATATAATGAAGGCACGATAAACTCTGGTTTTGGGGCAACTTATACTGCGGGGGATATTATTGGTATTGCGTTTGATTGTGATAGCCAGACTGTTACGTTTTATAAAAATAATGTATCCCAAGGGACGGAATCTTATTCAATACCTAATATTGCCACACTAACTACAACATCTGATACTGGATCATTCGTAGCCAACTTTGGTGCTGATTCATCATTCGCTGGCAACAAAACCCCACAAGGCAACCAAGACTCCAACGGCATTGGTGACTTCTACTACGCACCACCTACGGGCTTCCTAGCGTTATGTACGGCTAACCTTCCAGATGTTGATGTGATACCGAGTGAGCATTTTAATACTGTGCTTTATACGGGTACAGGTAGTTCAAACGCTATTTCAAATTTAGGACTAACTCCTGATTTCACTTGGATTAAGTCACGCAGTAACACAGAAGGTCATGGATTAGTTGACAGCGTGAGAGGCGCAACAAAACTATTATCTTCAAATACTACGGACAGTGAAGCAACTTCTGCTAACTACGTTGCTTCATTGGATTCAGACGGATTTACTGTAGGAACTTCAACATTGACGAATGGCAACGGCTACACCTATGTAGCTTGGAACTGGAAAGCAGGAGGCACAGCAGTATCCAACACCAACGGCTCTATCACTTCTAGTGTGTCAGCTAACCCTAGTGCTGGTTTCTCGATTGTGAGTTATACGGGCGTTAATAATAGTTCTTACGGTTCAGGAACTACCGCAGTAATAGGGCATGGGTTAAGTGAAACACCTGACCTTATTATTGTAAAAAGCAGGGACAATGTGAACGATAACTGGGTTGTGCATCATAAAGACTCTGCTATTAATACTACAATATTCCTTGATAAAACTGATGCACTCGCCACAGGTCGGTCTGAATTTACCGCAGTATCATCTTCTACATTCTCAGTGCTTGGCCCTAACTTTGTAAACAGGTTGGGAGAAAACTACATTAGTTACTGCTTTCACTCAGTAGACGGCTACTCTAAGGTCGGTTCATTTGTTGGAAATGGAAATGCTGATGGGCCGTTTGTACATTGTGGCTTCAAACCCGCATGGGTAATGATTAAACGTACTGATAATGTTGGTTCGTGGAACATACTAGATTCTGCTAGAGATACTTTCAATTCAGTAGAAGCATCATTGTATGCTGACAATACCACAGTGGAACTTGATGAACCTACTTTAGGAAGAGACTATTTATCTAATGGTTTTAAGTTGACAGGTACTTACTCTGGGCAAAACGCTTCTGGTGGTACTTACATCTTCTTAGCATTTGCAGAATCCCCATTCAAACACACAAACGCCCGATAACATGGCAATCACAATTTAGAGGAATACACTATGTGGTTCGTTGGAAATACAGAAACAGGTTTTACAGTAAACAAGGCCAGAGGCTTGACGATAGGGGACGTTCAGTATCCCCGTAATATCTTTGTACTTTGGTCAAAAGA